AGAACTGTCCTATTAAAAAGGCTTGCGGAGAAGCAGGGGTGGGCGTATTAAAGATAGCATCCCTGGAGGAACTGAGTGAAGTTATGTAACGTATGCGATATATCATTTAAACCAACAGTAAGTTATCAAATTTATTGTAGCAAGGTTTGTAGAGATATTGCAACTAGAGAAAAGATTGTAGAAAGATACAACGTCACAAAAAGACAAAAACGAAAAGGTAAAAAGCGTTTATGTCTCGGTGGTTGTGAGCAAGAACTTTCTATATATAACGACTCTGGATTTTGCTCAAACTGTAATGTTAGTGAAAAAGCAGTTGCAAAAATGTTAAAAGAATTGAAAGGTTATATTGAGTATGAGCAAGACTAAATGGGGAGCAGAAGCACAACCAAAAACTATTTGTGCTATTGATGCAAGTACTAATAGTCTTGCCTTTGCTTTATTTGTTGGTAATCAACTTGAAAGCATTGGAAAAATTTATTTTGATGGAAATAATATCTATGAAAAAGTTATGGATGCTGGCAAAAAAATAAAAGCCTTTTTTGATATTTATGGTGGGTTTGAGGCAATAGTTATTGAGCATACAGTATTTATGAATAGCCCTAAGACTGCTGCTGACCTTGCATTAGTTCAAGGTGCAATTCTTGGATCAGCAGGACAATCTGGAACTAAAATAATTGGCAGAGTTTCTCCAATTACTTGGCAAATTTTTATGGGTAATGGAAAAATATCTAAAGAAGAACAGTTACTGATACGATCTCAAAATCCTGGAAAGTCTGATTCATACTACAAGGCTCACGAAAGAATGCTTCGTAAAGAAAGAACAATTAATTTTATTAATATTAATTATGATAGAACAATTACAGACAATGATGTTGCAGATGCTTGTGGAATTGGTCATTGGGCTGTAAAAAATTGGGATAAGGCGATAGGAGATAAAAAGTAATGCCAGAGTTAAATGCAAACATACCACCGATAAACTGTTATGTAAGAGGAAACTATTTAAGAAATCATCAGGACAGCCACGATAAATATTTTGAGTGCGTAGTTTTTGGTGTTTCAAGTTTAAAATCTAGAAGTCCGCTATTTCATATTATGATGGCAGACGGTGGCCTCTGGTGGAGACTTCCCATTTCTGCCTTTTGTACAGAGCCAGGAGTTCCTGAAGTTGATCTACATAATCTAGTTCTTTGGAATTCTTTTAGTCATCATATTGCTGTAACAAGATTTGAAAATTTAACAAACCTTAGAATGTCTTATATAGATAGAACAAAGACAATGAATAAGGGTACCTACCTATTTACATTAGACTGGCATAATCCAGATACAAATGTCCTAGATGATGGATATTCTGAAAGTCCTGCAGACCACAAGTGTGGCCATGTCATTCAAAGAGATGATGGCAATTTTGCAATTCAACCTAATAATAGAGTCAGGGTATACGAGCCTTCGTTTACGTTAGAAAAAGAGTATTTGATTGATAGAATAATCAATGAAAAGAAGTATGACGTAGAAAATCAAGATAAGTGGATAATGGAAAACTCTGATAGATTTAACTATGATATTGACTTAAAAGAGGTTGACAAATAACATTATGCCTGCTAAACTGTATACATCAGAAGTCTATATGCGTAAGAGGTACCTTATGGATAAAAAGACTCCAGAAGAGATTGCAAAGGAGTGCGGAGCCAGTGTTGAGACTATCTACGTATACCTTGCCAAATTTGGATTAAGGAAGTCTAAAAGATGAATAAGATAAAAAAAATTATATTTATATTGTCGTTGGCTGCAGCAGCAGGCATCACATATACGATAGTCGCATTAAAGAATATTCCAGAATCATTTGACTGGAACTTAGAGGAAGATGCCGATGAGGATTATTAAACACTTTATAGATGTTTTAAAAGCACTTACACAAAGAGCATTTTGTAAACACCCAGACTCTTCAATATCATCTTGCCCATTTACTGGAAGAACATATACAACATGTTTAAAATGTTTTAAAAGATTAAATGTTGAGGTAACTAAGTGAGCGATAACCTGCACATTACTGTTGATCAAGTAAATCATCCTGCACATTACACAACAGATCCTTCTGGTGTTGAGTGTATTCAGATTACTCGTCATCGCAACTTTAATATTGGAAATGCATTTAAGTACTTGTGGAGAGCAGGACTTAAAGATGAAGCAAAAACTATTCAAGATTTAGAAAAGGCCATCTTTTATATTAAAGATGAAATAAATAGACTAGAGGGAAAGTATGTCAAGTGAGACAGAACTTATTCAACACCTTGATGAAGTTAATCAAGTGGTTACAGAATATCTTAAGGGTAATGACCCTACAGTTATTTCTAAAGAACTAGATATTCCACGTACACGTGTTGTATCTTTAATTAATGAGTGGAAAGTTATGGCATCTGCAAATGATGCTATTCGTGCCCGTGCTAAAGAGGCATTAGTTGGAGCAGACACACACTATACAAAGTTAATTACAAAGGCCTACGAAGTTATTGATGAAGCAAGCCTATCAACAAACCTTACAGCCAAGACTGCTGGAATTAAATTAGTATTAGATATTGAGTCAAGAAGAATTGATATGCTACAAAAAGCAGGGCTTCTTGAGAACAAAGAACTTGCAGAAGAGATGATTGAAATTGAAAGACGACAAGAAGTTCTTGTTGGAATCCTACGAGATATTGCTTCAGAGCATCCAGAAGTCCGTGACATTATTATGAAGAGACTTTCTGCTATTGCAAAAGAAGGAGAAGTGATTACAGTTGTCCACGATGTTCAATGAGTTTCTTGAAGTATTAAAAGAAAATCATTTTGTTGAAACCCCAGTTGACGTAAAGACATTTGTCCAGTCACCTGACTATCTTGGTCAACCGCTTTTATCTGATATTCAATACGAAATTGTTGAAGCAATGAGCCAGATATATCGCAAAGAAGACGTAATAGATATTATGGGGGATGTTGAAGGAACCAAACACTTTAATAAATACACCAAAAACGAATTAATTTTGCAACTTGGCAAGGGATCTGGAAAAGACTTTATTTCAACAGTAGCCTGTGCATATGTAGTATATAAACTATTATGCCTTAAAGACCCTGCACTTTATTACGGTAAGCCTGCAGGAGATGCTATTGATATTATTAACGTTGCTGTTAACGCACAACAAGCAAAGAACGTTTTCTTTAAAGGTTTTAAAACAAAGATTGAAAAGTCACCTTGGTTTGCTGGAAAGTATAATGCAAAGGCTGACTCTATTGAGTTTGACAAAGCCATCACTGTTTATTCTGGACACTCAGAAAGAGAATCTCATGAGGGTTTGAACTTGCTTATGGCAGTCCTTGATGAAATTTCTGGTTTTGTAAGTGAGGTTGTATCTGGAAATGAACAGGGAAAGACTGCTGATAATATCTATAAAGCATTCCGTGGTTCAGTAGACTCTCGTTTCCCAGACCTTGGAAAGGTTGTTCTGCTTTCGTTCCCACGTTATCAAGGTGACTTTATTTCTCAACGATACGAATCAGTAATTGCAGAAAAAGAAACCATTGAAAGAACACACACATTTATCATGAATGAAGATTTACCTCATGAAGATCCAGGCAATCAATTTCAAATCTCGTGGGATGAAGACACCATCCTTCAATACAAAATTCCAAGGGTATATGCATTTAAAAGACCTACATGGGAAGTAAACCCAACACGTAAGATAGAAGACTTTAAACTAGCATTCTATACAGACCTTGGTGATGCAATGATGCGTTTTGCATGTATGCCAACATACTCATCTGATGCTTTCTTTAAGCAGATTGACAAGGTTGAGAAGTGTATGAACACTAGAAACCCATTAGACTCATTTAGAAGGTTTGACGAAACATTTGTACCAGACCCAGATAAAACTTATTATATTCATGCTGACCTTGCACAAAAGCACGATAAATGTGCGGTAGCAATTGCTCACGTAGACAAGTGGGTAAATATCCAGGTAATTAAAGACTACGAACAAGTAGCACCGATTGTAGTAGTAGATGCAGTTGCATGGTGGGAGCCAAGAGCAGAAGGCCCAGTTAACTTATCTGAAGTTAAACAGTGGATTATAAATTTACGTAGACAAGGCTTTAATATTGGTATGGTTTCTTTTGACCGTTGGCAATCATTTGATATTCAAAATGAGTTACAGGCAGTTGGAATTAGAACTGAGACGGTCTCTGTTGCTAAAAAGCACTATGAAGACCTTGCTATGATGATTTATGAAGAGCGTGTTTCTATACCAAGAATACCTATCCTATTAGAAGAAATGTCAGAACTTAAAATAATGAAGGGTAATCGTGTTGACCACCCCCGCAAAAAATCTAAGGACCTTGCAGATGCCGTAACTGGTGCGGTATTTGGAGCAATATCACATACGCCAAAGAATAATAATACAGAAATAGAAGTCCATACCTGGTCTACTTCAGCACGACTTGCGGAGAAAGAGCAACGTATGGTAGAATTAGGTAATCCAAAAATGCCTGACGATGTTAGAGATTTCTTGGACGGCTTTAATTTAATATAACATTCTGGTCAAAGTATCAGATAAAACTAACAAGGAGAAAGAATGAATTCATTTAAGAAGATTAGTCTAGTCATGGCTGCAGCCCTGGCTGGTACAGTTCTTGGTACGGCAACTGCACAAGCAGTTCCTACTATTGCAGTAACTGTAA